GGGCGGATGGGTAATTTACCCTTAGATTCTAACTCAGCCATAACCGCATACTCCGGATTATTATTATTAAATTTAATCAACCACGCCAAGGGCGAGGATTGGATAAATAAAGGTTTGGTGTTACATAAATCATCCATAACAATAGTCTCGGTGTCGACCTTATAATTTGAAAAGTAGTCGTCATTTTCATTCCAGGTGATCTTCTTGGTAAGGTCACCAGTCCCACCACTTGCTTTGACGGCCACCACATTGATGATATTTGCAACAGTAGTCTTACCCACACTAGATGGTCCGCAAAAGGCCAAAACGAAAGGGGCACGCCTAAGTAATCCAGAATTCAATTTCCGATCCAGATCGTTCTTAGCTTTAACAATACCAATCAAGCGATCCCATATAACTTTCTTCTCGAAACCTTTATTCAACGAACTGTGTAGACTATGAAGGTAAGAATAAAGATCATCATATAATGTGTGAAACTCTGTTATGGTTATGCCAGCGGTTTCCCAATCTCCGTCTCCAATAAGCGGAATAACCCGGAAAAATTCAAGGTACTTCTGTTCGAAAGCATACGCTTCTGGGTTAGTGAACAAAATGGGCTTAAATGAACCCTGTGTATAACACATGTAGCCAGTTTCTAGAAAATAAGCAACTGTCTCCAAAATCATTCCGGGCATATCCGTGAGGGACACACTATTCAATCGCTTAGATAAGTTCTCCGAAAACAAATTAAAACCAGCAACCTTGAAATCTATATCAAAAGAACCACACAAACCAGAACAAACTACAAGACTGACAACATTCAAAACCTTATCAAAAAACGGAGACTTCTGGAGGGAGTTGAAATCATTTGATAACATTCTCCATAAGCCAGCCATATCTTGTAACGAATGCGGCTCATAAGACTTCATAAAAAGAGATGAAAATTTGTCAGCAAGAGCAACTGCAACGCTCTTATTGTAATACGTCTTAAAATGTGTCAGCAATAAAGCACCAGCATTGACTGTTGAAGTACTAGTTACCAATCCAACAATTAGGGCTGTCCAATTCTCTATATTGTTGGCGTCAAATTTAGTGGCCAAACGAAGAAATGACATATCAATGCGAGCTCTAGTCATAAAATTCAAAGATTTGGGGATGTCTCTCTCCACACGCTTCACAATATCAGACTTCGAAATGTCATTCCAATACTTGCGATGTAAATCAACTATTCCAGGAAACATGATTACAGAGAAGAAACCATGCCATAAACCAGCTAATAAACCAACACCTAAACCAATTTTGAAACTTTTAAATTCATTCTCGCTTGGTTCGGGTAAATCGGGGTACCGAGAAGCGATACCACTATGCGGTTCGTATTTTCTTTTTTCCTTAGACAAAAAATGCAAAGGCTCGGCATATTTCTTAGCGTCCCCGTTTTTACAAGATCGTTTCTTATCTTGAAGCTTCCCTATCTCTTTTAAGATCTTGGAAACTTTCCTCTCATTCTTACGCTGGAACTTAGAATGAGCATAACCGGATTGTGACACAAACAAGCGACCACTGGCCACGTAGAAGCACCTAGCTTCAAAACCAACATTAAATATAAAGCGTGCCCACACACGTCCGTAATAATCAATGTTTTCTCCTAATCTGCAAAATGCAAAATAGGAGATATAGAATAATCTTTCTATAAAACCTCCTGCCAAGGAGACGTAACGAACGGCAATACTGGAAAAGATCAACAAGGTAGAATAGGTAAGGTCGATAATTTTATCCATAATAAACTATACGACCCCCTACACCCTACCTTGCTGAACTTTCCCATCAAGTTTACAACTCGATGAAAAAAGTTCAACAAGCTGGCTTCATTTTTACTCACCTATAAATAGGTTTTACGAATATTAATAGTACTACTTAATACTTCTCATTATTGCAAGAGTATAATCTAATTCATATGCGCACAGTAATGAACTGTCCCGC